ATTGGTTTCGGCATGAAGCACTTCACGTTTGGTTCTCTTTCGTGACCAACCATGAGCAAGTTCGGTAAAACCATTTTGTAGCATCCATTCATCAGTTGCCTGACATTCTTCTTTGATGACATATTCAATATCTTCACAGACATTATCCCAACCTGATGGCATACCGTTATACCCAATACCAATGATTGTGTTGTCTTTTACCACTACGCAACCAACATGAAGGCGTGTTGCCGATGATAATTCGGCATAAACTTCTGCCGCTTGCATGTGTGCTTCAATAAATTTAAGTTTCATAATAAAAGTAAGTGCTCACCTACATAGGAGGATTTTGGGAGATTTCTTCGGCCACTATTCCAATATCACTAGTGGGACATGAATCGGGTCACATGCATTCATCGCAATGAAGAACGGTAAGAACCTTTCACCTAAGAAACCAGGATAACGCCAAGGTAACGGTTCAGATGTTGTCACCTCAGTTGGGTATGCCTTCGAGAACTTCCAAATATACTCGTAAATCTCAAAAAGTTCACTTGCATATTTCTTGAATAATTGCTTACGCATGATGTAGCAAGTCTCAAAGCTGATTTTGTTACCATTGAACCAATCTAGTTTATCACGATAATCTGGCATCAACTCAGTGATTGCTTCTTTGAACAAATCCCAATACAATCGTGGTTGTGACTGTAGATACTGCTCTTCAATTGAACATGATAATGTAGTTTGTCTGTTTGTAATGACATCGTGCTTCTCAAGCAAGTGTAGTGCTGCCATCTTCTGTGATTCCGAAGACAGTTTGTCTGCATTCTCTTGTGTTGGTGCCATAGTAATCTTCGCAGCATCAGTGTCAATGTTATCCATCAACAGATAACGTCGATACGTTGTGCATCCAAGATAATCGAATTGACCGTATTTCCATAACCAATACTCGGATGGTTGCTGACCCATCGCTTTCAAAAATTCAAGTTCAGATACACTTGAGTAATAGTGTTGATACTCTTGAATTCGTTTTTGTTCTCTTGATGTGTTAATCCACACACCCTCTTTGCTTGGAGGATAGTATTCGTATGCTCCTGTACCACCTGCAAATGCTGCTCTCATCCACGAAGAGTTATGGTTGAATGGAAAGTCCTTGTGGAAGTGGCTCAATACTAAAATATCATTCATCACTAGTTTCCTTCTTCTTTTTAAAGTCAATCTTCGGTGTAATAATTGCTGCTATCATTGCTTTACGATAGTTTGTTTTATGTTCACCCTTTTCCATATTAGCTAAAATATATTTCAACTGTTTGGGCATTCTAAAATTTGAGTTTGGTTTCATTACCATGTCCACGATACAAAAGAGTAACGTGTTCCTTTCGTTACAAGATTCACCTTATGGGGATATAAAAAAACAGAGGGGAATATTAATATGTCACCAGTTTTCAATTTAATTTCTGTGTCTTGCCACATAATAAACTCACCACCTTCATAATCTTCATTTAAAACACCAACAATAGAAAGTATTGGAATACCTTTTCTTTCACCATCAAACATTGAGTGAATATGATCGCAATGTTCTCGCATTTGTGTATCAGTATGGTATCTATTGAATCGTACTTCAGTATACCCATTCCACCCATTAAAATAAGGCGCTTTTATAGTTTCTATGTATTTTGCTATTGTGGAATATATTGTGTCCATGACATACTGTTTGGTTTCAATATTAGAAAATGAAACAGAAAGTTCATGTTCATAAGACCTCGTTTGACCTGTGAAACTATCATAGAAAGTATGCATCTCAAACTCTTTTTCTTTCTCATCCAGAAGTTTGACTGTCAATGCACATTTTTCTTTATCGAGAACATTGAAAACTTTGACGTATGATTCTATATTTCTATCCATAATATATCCTTTAATAAGTGGGGCATGAAGCCCCACTCTTTATGCTGCTAGTTTTTCCTGTAAGAGTTGTGGTTTGAACTCTTTCAAGTCATTACCAATTTCAATCTTACGTGGTTTCTTGTGTTCTGGAATGATGTTCTCAAGTCCAATACGTAGAATACCATCTTTGAATTCAGCACCTTTTACTTCAATAGTGTCTGCAATTGTGATTACTTTGGTGAAGGAACGATTACCAATACCACGATGTAGATATTGATTATCTGGTGTGCCTTCTTTCTTCTCACCTTTGATCGTCAAGTTACCTTCTTGTACTTGAATATCAATTTCATCTTTTGCAAAACCTGCGACAGCAAGTTCTACAACATACTTATTATCATCTGCTTTGATGATATTGTGTGGAGGGAAGGTTGATTGCTTGACTTCACTATCAAGAATTTTCTCAACATCACGAATAAAGTTTTCAAAGCCAAGTGTTTGATGGAACAACGGTCCAAATGAAATGCGTGTCATATTTTTCTCCTATTAAGCAAGTTAAAATACGTGACCCCGAAGGCATCACGACTTACTTGGCAATCTCAAACGCTGTGCGATTGACAAGATAAGTTCTTTGAGGATTTGATTGAGCAAAGACCCGAACGAATTCATTGGCGCCTTCTCTAATCACATCATCGTAATCTCTAGTAAATACTTCTTCTTTGGTATACTTATTCACAAGTTTGACCAAGTTGTTTTTCGCTTTGTACATGATAAGTCACCATATTAATAATCAGTTTTCTTTTTACCTATATTATATTTAGTAATCAATTCCCATTCATCTTTCTCTTTGAAAGAGATGATTTTTATCTGGTGAATCGGTGCTATATTATCTTCCATTATAGCAGGATTTAAAATCTTTAGCAAGCCCCATTCCTCTAATAAATCGGCAATAGCGTTACGTCTTTGTATGTCATTCTCGGAAAGATTAGATGGTTTGTTATCTAAAAGGAACAACTCCTTAAAATGAACCAGATAATATCTTCCTTGTTTGTGTAATATGTGGCACGACTGATATAAAACTTTTTCTTTTCTTGACGATACTCCAATTCGTGTTAGTGTTTCTCTAACTTTTAGAAAGTCATCCTGTTCCTTGAGTTCAATCTCAAGGAATTTTGATAAATCAACCATATCATTTTCCTAATCCACCCTTCAGGGTTTGTTCTTTGAGTTTTTGGATTTGTTCGTTGCTTAGTAGTCGCAAAGCATCACGTGCTTTGGCATCTGATAGGGCGTATGTCTGCTTGATGCATTCTATATCGTCACTTTTCTCAGATTTTATCCACTTAGCATAGGGTCTTTTCTTAGACCTTACGATATTTATAAGAAAATCATTTTGTAGCTTTTTGTCAAGGAAATGGTTGCGATTCATCTCATTGGCAACGTAAACACAGTCGTGATGGTAGGACAGTGACCGATTGGTGAGGAATGGTTGATAGTCCTTCTCGCTCAGGTCATCTACTATCAGGTTCTTTTTTCCCTGTAGGATTTCTTTCACATAATCAAATGGGTTACTCATTATTTTTTAATCGAAGAATTGTACATTAATATTTCTTTGGCTTTCTTAGCAGTTTGACTAGTGATACCACCGTCTTGATCCTTGTTCTGCTTACGTCTACCCGCTGTGTATGTCACATCATAATACCCCATCTCAAGTTGACCTTGATTATCTGTATAGAATGTGTCATCAGCATCCCGATTACAATAGAACACGAAGTGTCCATTCAAGTCTGCCTGTTTACAGAAATCGATCAATGAAATATGAGCAGCATCATTAAATACTTGACCGTATTGTGTAAATGAATCTCTATAAGGCGGGTCCATAAAGTAGAAAGCATTACCTTCGATTTGGTTCACACATGAACTCCAATCCCCACAATGTATATCAACTTTTTGTAGAAATACATTCCACTCCAATACATTGTCCTTATCGTAACACTGTGTTGTTTGATTCAACAATCCACTAGGTGTTGCAAAACGTCCTTTACTTTCTTTAGTAGTCTGCCAAATGCCATTGAATCCTGTTTTCATTAGGAAATACAAAGTAGCAGATTCATCTGTACTATTCCACTGTGTCCAGTTAGTTGTATATTCTTTACGCAGATTGTAGTAAAACTTTTTGCGATCCTCTTTAGACAATGGTAAATAGTTTGTTTGTAACTTATCCATTCGTTTGATAAAGTTTCCAACATCATTTTTAATGGATGTATACAATCCTATGATTTCTGAATTGATGTCATTCATCACAAACTTTTTAATCATGGGGTTGTTCTTGTAAATATGAATCATCATTGCACCACCACCAAAGAACGGTTCTACAAAAGTATCATATCCACTTATAGGAATACCAGGATTCAATTGATATTTGGGAATCATTTTATTCTTACCGCCCGCCCAAATGTACAATGGTTTCAACTTAATGCCTTTCTCATCACTGCTTCTATTTGCTCATCTGTAAATCCATCTGGACTTAGGAAAAAACTAATACCATCATCATTTAGTTTATTGATGTCTTTATTGCCTTCTTTATTATATATTTGTAACATTGCTCTAGCAAACTTATCAAGAACTTCATCTGTATGAGAACCAATACCAGACATAAATGTCACATAACGAAACTTTTTACTACGTTGAGACATAAGAACAGCATAGTTTTTACACCATCTTTCAATAGCGTTTCCCAAATCACCTTGATGTTTGGCTTCAAATGCAGCAACTACTTTTTTCTGATCGTCTAACCATATTCCCCCATCTGGACAACATGCTATAGGTATATCAACAAATAATGGTTTATTTTTACGATGACCTATATCATATCCAGAAAAACTTTTAGACAGTTTTTTGGATACAGTCCTTACCGATTTGTCTATTTTTTTTGATTCAGGTGTTGAAGCTACAGAACCTTTCATAATACCCACTCCCTCGCAAATGATTTAGCGTCTTCTAAATTATCAAAATACTTCTCTTCGTTTACATTTTTTTCTAAACACGATATGAATACACAATACCGATCATCATTCTCTATCACCATAGACACTTTGATACCATCATCCGAATAGTGTTCTGCTATTACATCTGTTCTCATTTGAAATCTCCCTCAGCCATTATTTGTATAAGACAAGCAACAATATTTATTTCTTGGTCAACAACGAATGCTTGTTTATATTGATAGTCGGCAAGGATTAAAATCACTTGTGGAATAGAATGTGGTTTCAGGAAATCATATAGATTGTCATACAACTTTCTAAAGAATGTAGTTGAATCAATCTCATTGGTTGCAACCCATTTTCTGACTGCACCAAAATCTTTGTCTTTGATATACTTCACTATCTCAGTGATTGATACATCAGCAACTTGAGCCAGAACACCCACATCTATTTTACCAAGTTGTGAATATCGTTGCAACTCATTTATCACACGGCGAAAATCAGGAAAGTGTTTTGTCACCAACTCGGCAACAACCTTCTTGTCGAACTCAACCTTTTCACTTTGTAGAATCGATTCAGTTCTCTTCAGAAACTCCAATGCCATCTTCTGCTTCTCACCATTCTTCAAACCGAATTCAACCACAGCACACCTCGAATGAAGTGGTTCGATGATACGATTCTTATAGTTACAGGTGAAGATGAACGAACAGTTACTTGCGAACTCTTCGATTGCATTACGCAGTGCAGGTTGTGTTGAGTTTGGGTTTAGGTAATCGGCTTCATCAATGATAATGACTTTGCGTCCACCAGTGAATGACATTGATGATGCATAGTTTTTTATCTTGACTCGGAATGTGTCGATACCCGATTCATCAGAACCATTGATTACTAGGTAATCGCATCCTACTTCCTGACACAGTGCTTTGGCCACTGTCGTCTTCCCGACACCAGCGCTGCCTGTTAGAAGTAAGTTTGGTATCTGTTTCTGACTTGCGTATTGTTGAAAGACTTCCTTCAACCGTTTGGGTAGAATACAATCCTCGATTGTTTGAGGGCGATACTTTTCTGTCCATAATAAATGTTCCATTGGAACCTTTCACATAAATCATAAAAAAAACTCTTCTAAAGTGGACTTGTGTTCTTTTGCGATGCGACTATCTTGAAGTGGTTTATAATCTTCATTGAGTTCACATCCCAAATATTGTCGTCCAAGTCTCACTGCCATTGCTGCTGTCGTACCAGAACCCATAAAGGGGTCTAGGACGATGCCATTAGAAGGAGCACCCGCCAGTATGCATGGTTCAATCAACTCTTCAGGAAACACTGCAAAGTGTGCTCCCTTATATGGTTTGGTATTGACAGTCCAAACACTACGTTTGTTTCGTGTAGGTTTAATCATCAATGTACCATCTGCTTTTTTGTATCCACTGTGACCAACAAAACTTGTTCCACCACCACCCATACTGCTGTCAAACTCTTTACGCACATTGGGTCGTGGTTGATTCATCGAATGTTTTGTTTGTCCTGGCGCACCATTAACATTCTTGTGTGTGTCACTTACACCACGAAGCATTCGCAACGCAGTTACATCTTGTATCGGTTCTTCTATTGCAGCAGAATCAAAATGATACTTGGGTGACTTACTTAATAGAAAAATATATTCATGTGCTTTGGTACAACGGTCTTTAACTGATTCAGGCATTGGGTTTGGTTTGTGCCAGATAATATCTTGACGCAGATACCAACCATCAGCACGAAGTGCAAAGGCAAGCATCCACGGTATACCAATCAAGTCTTTACCTTTCAAACCATCCAACTTATTGTTTCGAGTTGGACTATGTGACGGTAAATCCTGCATAGTTTTAGAAACAGTCTGTTTGCAAAAGGCATCAGTCCTACCACGATAGTTGTAGTAAGTGTCACCAATATTCAACCAGAGTGTACCATCATCTTCAAGCACATCCCATACGCAACGAAATACTTCTACCATTGCATCAACATACATCTGTGGAGTTTCTTCTAAACCTATCTGTCCATCACGACCGTAATCACGCAGACCATAATAGGGCGGACTTGTTACGCAGGTTTGGGCTTTGATTCCTTCTGCTGCCCACCTACGCATCGTTTCACGACAATCACCGAATTCAATTAGGTTCATTTAGACGAGCAACTACTTCAAGATATGATTCTTGAACTTCCCAAGAAGTTCCTGTTGCACCATAGATAACAGTAACAGGGGTATCCACACCATCGTCATCAGTTTTATCATATGTAAAGACTGACACCACAGCATCTGGATTGATTGCTATAGATTGCCCAATATAATCGGGTGAAGAGTTCGTAAATAATTTCAGTGCCATTATTTTTTTGCCTTTTCAAATTTAGAGCCATTCTCAGTTGCAATCCAATACTGGATGTTGGCGGTTTCATGTTTAAAGTTTGCAATACCTTTCGATGAAATCTTGATAGCATAACCACCAGAAATCACTTTGAGATTTTCGGTTTTGAATATCATAGAATAGATATCACCATTACCTTTAGCAATCTCAATTGAATCAGTATGTGCCGCATCATTGGTAGAATCAAATGCTTTCACAAAGACTTTACTACCATTCGATTCAACGGCAATGAATGGAGATGATAAAACATTTGCAGCCCGTAGAACCCAATCAAGGTCTTCACCAGAAAGCTCCAATGATATTTCTGGATTAGGCATCTCGATTGTTTTATCAGGAGGAGTAACTATCATACTAGCAGCACAGAAACGATATCTGATTTTGCTACGACCTTTTAATCCTGAGATAAGAATATTATTATCTTCGAAATCAAAAGTCGGTTCTTCTTTATGCAGAGAGATAACAGAAAGAAGATTGTTCAAATCATAAACTCCAAACTCGGTTGGAATCTCTTCACTTACTATTGCTTCAGCCATAATATTTTTGCCAGTAGAAACGGTGCGAATCGTTTTACCTTTCTTAAAATATATTCCCTGATTGATTGAAGCAAAGTTTTTCAAGATACTTAGAGTATCATTAGAAAGTTTCATAATTATTTCCTTGTCAAATCATGATTGTGTACAGCCATGATAGCATAGTGTAAGACTTTCATCAAGTCTTTTCGGTTGTGTCCATCTTTCTTGCCGTATCTCTGAGCATACTTGATGATATTACCGATACAGAAACCCTCACCGTGACCACTATCCATAATAAACTCAGTTGCCTGAAATTTATTTTGTGAATAGTGTTCACCGTAAGTGGAGTCAACGTATTCTTTTATTTCTTTTAGAATACGTTCTTCATTGTATTTGTAATCAATCACAACTTACCAGTATACTGTGCAACTGCTGGCATATTACCAGTAAATGCATAGGTACCGATATGCTGAGTTCTCATCCACGGACATAGGAAGATTTGCCCACCCATCTTGCGCCACATCTGACAGAACATATAATCTTCTGACAGATAACGGTCTGAACCACCACCAACGATTGATTCTTTAGTGTCGATTACAGTATCAAAGTATGCATGAATGTATCGT